AATAGACCAAAAGAAAGAGGATTGCCTCAGAATGATTAAACTTTTTCCAGACTTAGTAAGTTTCAAAAACAAACCAGGTCAAGAAAAGGATAGTCATATAGTAGTAAGGGCACCAAAAAAATAATACAAAAAAATGAAAGTGAATAAACAGACAGACAAATTGAAAAAGAGAATGTTCTTAGAGGCCCTGAGAAAGAACCTCTTTATCGTAACGGCAGCCTGTGAGGCGACCGGAATCGCGAGACAACGATATTATGATTGGCTCAAAATAGACCCACAATTCAAAGCAGATGTAGAAAACTTACAAGACATGCAGATTGATTTCGTAGAGACACAATTACTTAAAAGAATAAAAGAAGGAAGTGATAGTTCTATACAATTTTATTTGAAGACAAAAGGAAAGAAAGCCGGATTCGGAACGCAGATAGATGTTACGACAAATGGAGAGAATATAAACAATATAACCACCATTAAACTTATAGAGATAAAAAGAAGAGAAGAAGATGGAACTGACGATCAGGCACACTAATGTTTTTACAAGAAACTATTCGGCACTGGAAGACGATAAGATAAGATTTGTTGTAAATCAAGGATCAACGCGTTCGAGCAAGACCTATTCATTATGCCAAATGGTTATAGTATATTGTTTGAATAACCCAGGAAAGATAGTGAGTATAGTTAGAAAGTCATTTCCGTCATTGAGAAGTACGGTGATGAGAGATATGATAGACATATTGAATGAACTAAACATATACAATTCCGACAGACATAACCGGACAGAGAACATATATACATTTGATAATGAGGCAAAGATAGAATTCTTTTCATTAGACGACCCACAAAAGATTAGAGGTCGAAAAAGAGATGTGTTATGGGCCAACGAGGCGAACGAACTTGGCTTCGAGGAATTCAACCAATTAAACTTTAGAACAGCAGAAAAACTATTCTTCGACTTCAACCCGTCGGATTCCGAGCATTGGTTATATGATGTTTTGAATAAAGAAGACGCAACACTCGTACACTCGACATATAAGGATAACATATTCTTACCAGACACACTTGTAAAAGAGATTGAGGATTTGATAAATGTGGATCAAGACTATTACAACATATATGCTCTTGGACTTCCATCCAAATCAACACACACTATATTCAATCACCAGAAGCCATACATAGAAGAATTGGCTCGATATGATGAAACTATGTATGGACTCGACTTTGGATTCCAACACCCGACAGCACTTATAGAGTGCAATTTTAGAGAAGATATAGTTTATGTAAAGGAAAAGATTTACGAAAGTTATTTGACGACAGAAGACCTTATCAAAAAAATGAAATCATTAGACATATCGAAGTCGGCGAAGATAATATGCGACTACGCGAGACCAGAGATAATAGAAGAACTTATTAGAGAAGGATACAATTGTTACAACGCGATCAAGAACGTAAGTGAAGGAATAGACGCAGTCAAATCATATAAAGTATTCTATCACGAAGACAGCAAAAACATCGCAAAAGAATTCAGGAACTATAAGTGGAAAGAGATCCGAGAAAGATTGACAGACGAGCCAATAAAACTATGGGACGACGCAATGGATAGTATCCGCTATGCCGTACTTTATCACAAAAAGAACAACCGAACAAGTGGAGGGTGGGACTTCGCTTCGTAATCCAAGAGACCTATACATGTTTAATATATAGGAAAAGAGAATGAATAAATGACGAAGAAAGATTACAAAAAGACGATAGACACCTTTATAGAAAATAGATATTACTATCTATACGAATGCGCCACAAATGTTTTGAAAGGAAAGACGAACGACCCCGGAGACCTCCTGTCGGAATTGGCTATATATCTATACAACAACCAGGAAAAGTTAGACCCATACATATCGATAAAGATGTTGGAAGGATTTAGCGTGAGTTGGCTTAAATTACAAGCACAATACGACAACACGACATTCATGAGAAAATATAAACTAAATAAGAACAAAGAAGGCGCAGACGAAAGAATAAACGATTTAGAGGATTCAGTAGGAGAAGAGACACCAGAAGAAGAATATATAAGAGACCTGAGAAGAGTATATACAGAAGACCAGGTCGAAAATATAATGAAGATACACGACATATACCCAACGCTAACAACACCGCAACAGGTGCTATTCAAAGCATACTTTATAGAAGGACTATCATACGACAAGATAAAAGACAAATACACATTCTTCGAAAACAAGAATGGTAAGAAGATATACTATAAGAGCAAGGTATCAATATTCAACCTAATGACAGAATTGAAAGAAGAAATAAGAAAAAAACTATGATAGAAATAATACTGTTCGCCTGCATTGGCGTCTTATTACAAGAGGCTGAACCAATCATAATGATTAAAAGACACATAGGGTTCAAAGAAGAAAGTTATGACGACCAGAGCAAGATAATGAAATTTATACACCGACTCCTATATTGCGCTATGTGCCTTACATTCTGGATCGCGCTCATATCGACACTCAACCCAACAACGGCAATTATATCGTCAGTGCTATCAGCGATACTACACAAAAAAATACTTGAATAATGGAAAAAGAATTACACGACCTAATGATGGAACTCGAAGGAAAGGAAAGAATAATGGCAGAACAAACCTCACGCCTATTCAATATCAACAACACACTATTCCCGGACAATAAAGAATGGACGAAAGGATGCCCAGATTGCCGAGAAAGGGTCTATAAGAGACTCAAATCCTATTGGGAAAACAACATAAGACAAAAATATATTTAGTATATGAAATGGTTCAAAAAGAAAGAGAAACCACTCTTCGATAAAGGGTGGAAAGACATAAAGATGAAGGTAGGTATCGAACTTGCCGAACTCGACATAGAAGATCCATTGGAAAGAATAAAATTCCAAATGGCGATCATAATGGATACAGACACGGCTTATATCGATAGGTTGCCAACTGCGGCCATTATCGAATTCACAAAAGAATATGAGTTCATAGGTAAATTACCTGAAAAGAAACTCACGAAAACATTCAAGTGTAAAGGAAAGAGATATGGAGTAGTGGACTTCGACAAGATGTCATTGGCACAATTTGTAGATGTTGAAGAATATTACAACAATGGATTCCTAAAGAACCTACACAAGATATTGTCGGTTATATATCTGCCAGTAAAGAAATGGAATCCGATAACAAAAAAATATACATTAGAAGAATACGAGCCGGATATAGAGAGAGAAGATATGTTTTTGGAATTGGATATGGAGTTCGTTTGGACTACTATACTTTTTTTTTATCATATCGGACAGATATACATAACAAATATCAACTCCTATTTGGAACAGATGAACCAGAAGATGAAGGAGAAGAACAAAGAAGCGGAAGAAAGTCAGTAAGCGACATACAGGCAGAAATGAGACAGAAGCAAATGAATGAATGGAGTTGGATTGGCCTTATTTACTCACTCTGCGACGGCGACATAACAAGAACTGAAGAGATACTAAAAAAACCTTATATAGAATGCCTAATATGGCTGACCTATACGAAAATAAGAAACCAATAAGATGATAACATACAACCAAATAATAAAGAAGTTCAACGACATAGCGGATACGAACCTATTCATAAAGAGATTCGGTGCCGGCCAGATAAGTGATGTTGAGAAGATATCCAACGGCGACTTCCCAGTCCTATGGGTAGTTCCACAGAGTGCAGACTTCGGAGAGAACGAATTGACATATAGATTCAGAGTTATGGTATTCGACATAGACGAAAGCGACGACGCACACCAACAAGAGATATTGAGCGACACACTACAAACATTGATAGATGTAAAGAAAGTATTTCAACATGATACAGACTATGACTATACGGTAAATGAAACGACAGTAGCAACACCATTCACAGAGAGGTTCGTCGACTATACGACAGGGTGGTTCGCAGACATAGATGTGATAACAGACCTAAACAACTCACCTTGTAATATTCCTGAATAACTATGGACGATAAGAAGATAAAGAAAGACCTCGAATTCCTGGCCGGAGCCATGGTTAAAGAGATGAAAGCATTGATAAAGATGAACGGATCATATGCTTCAGGAGAACTATACAACAGTATCAAAATGAA